ACGTTTGCATGAGCCGATCGCACATTTCGCCACCACCAAAGCAAGTATTGTTGATCCTGAAAGAGATGAGCAAAAAACAAACAGATATAAGGTTATTGATGCAATTCTAATTGCAGCTGAAAGTTCTCTTCACGATTTCGACTTTAATGATTCATTGCTAGATAATCTCTTAAAAGTCGCTCAGGGATCTTTGACACCATTGATTGATATGTGTATAAAGGTGCAGTATGGGCCAAAAAGAGAATTTTATGTTTTGGACATCTTTTATAAATTTGCTATAAAATTTTTAGAGGAATTTTTTAGAGGAGTATGTCAGCAAATGCCCACAGAATGCATTAGTGTTCCAGGGGACATGAAATTGCTTAAGATACAACAAATGAATGCTAAGATAAGAGAAAAAGCAAAAAGAGGTCAGCATGATGGATTGAAACAGTATTTTGTCAATGGTGATTGTTCAAAATGGTCTGCATCCGAATTAATGGAAGCTTTTCAAGTTGTGTTAATTGGTCTGAAGGATAAATTACCTAAAGTTGTATATAACCTTATGTTTACAATATTAGAGGCTTGGAAACGTAAAGAGTTACAGATTGAGCCTAACTTCTCAGAGAAGATTCATATTACTGAATTAACAGAAGATTTATTTAATGAAAATGGGACCCATAAATACAGGATTGTTTTAAAACAAAATTTCCTTATGGGCTTGTTTAACTACTTATCAAGCTTTAAAGGTGGAATCACATATGAATTCACAAAACACTTAATACTGGAAAAGTTACCGCATGTCACAATGAAACATCTTGAACATAGTGATGATTACACATTTGGTTTAGTTTGTCGGCAAACTGAAATTGCCCGCATTAAAACATTCTCGGCAGCTTGTATGAGGTTAGCTTCAATAACAGACAGTGATAAAAAAACAATTGTGACAAATTGGTTTCAAGAATTTGTATCTCTTTTCACATTCAATGGTATTATGACATATCCTCAAATAAAAAAGACAAAAGAAATAACAAGTGCAATAACTGGTATGGGTTATTATGAAGATTCAGCAGCTATTGGCTCACGTGTTGCTGAAGTAATGAGAGTTGGTTGCACAAACAAAGTTGGCTTAATATTCTTAAAAATACATAACTGGTTGTTGCAGAATCTATATTCATTAAATAAAAATCAAGCAAATGAAATATTTAGTGAAGCAGGGGTAAATAGATTTGCTCTGCCAGTTCAAGCGTTTGGAATTACTGAATGTTGGCCTTTGCTCTATCTAATCTCAGATGGAGATCCTAACAACTACAGACTAGCTCTTTATGCAAAAAAATATAATGAGATTGGTGCATTAAAAATTTTAAGTAAGCCATTTTTTGAAGGTGAAAATTCAACATTTAATCAAGAAGAATTAGCCATTCTAAGCATTCAAAGGCCAAACTTCAATAAGAGTTTCCACTCAAAAAGATTAGAGAAAATACGTAAAACAATAGGGTTTAAACACACAGAGTCTATTGATTTTTTAAATGCCCACCCTTGTTATCAATTTTTGAAACCCAATTTCCCAGGTTACTTAAAACCTTACCTAAAATCATTTTATCTTTTACCAACATTCACAATGGCATATTATAGGCAATCGAAATTAGCAACCTTACTTAGAATATCAAGCTTTGTAAAGAAACCCTGCATTGAAATGAAATGTTTGTTTGAAGGGTTTAAAACAATTAGAGATGTTATAACTTTGTTAATTTCAAAATTTAAATATAATGACTATACTGAGACAGTTTTAGATCCTCGATACTATACAGAGGGTTCACTTGCACCAATTCTCTTTTATGAGCTTTTAATAAAAAGCAAAATTAAAGAACACCCAAAAAGCTATACACCTAAAAGTTTTGCAGTTGTCTTGCCAAAAATTTATGAACAAGTTCATTTTGACAGTCCTGCAGGTTCATTGCTTCAATATGTTTTTGCCTATGAGGATTATTGCAATGATAAGCGAATTCCAGCACCAGGTGTTGACATAGAGCTTGATGCAAAGAAATTAAAAAAACTAGAAAGTGAACTAGATCCAACTTTATCAACAAGGGATAAAATAGCATTTTTGTATGATTGCCTAACTAAAGACAAAAAGAAGCCCTTGATCTGCATGTCCCCA